CCATGTTTTCTGCTACACCAATACCAAAGAAGTTATAAGGATTTCTTTCGTATGGGAAAGCATGATAAGGTATTCTGTATGGAGTAAATGGATTAATTACTGCTCTGAGTAATTGATTACCACATACCCATGCATTGATTTGTACCTCATCTAAATCATCAATATCATCTGATAATTCTATACCAACTTCTCTAGCGTATTCGGCATCCATGATACCCCAATACTCAATAACTTCAAAGTTAGTTTGATACTCATCATTACGAGCATCATCTTTTAATTGATACTCAAAATCTTTTTCAATATAGTTTGGACCTTCAGTTAAACATGCACGAATTGCATCTTCATCAAAGTAAGGCATGTTACGAAGTTGTCTAAGTTGTGATTTATTCATCTTATGACGATGAACCACATACTCACACTCTTCAATACTTGTTGCAGCAGGGTCAGGATAAAAATCCCAACAGCTTACAAATTCTATTCTAGGTACTCTAACTTCGATAGGGTTATAGGTTCTTTCACCATCTTCACCCATATCCCATTTGTTTAACTTCTTGTTAAAATTAAATGGTCCTTTTACAATCCCTGTACCAAGTAGAGAAGATTCTAAAAGAGCATTTCTTATTTCAGATGAACCTTTTGATTCATCAATTTGGTCATGGATAAGCTTTTCCATTCTTCTCGCAGCTTTTTGAGCTGGAGATAATTCTATCGCTTGTGGGTTTGGACTAAAACCTTCAACTAAACTATCTTCTACTTGATCTTCTATTGTATCAGAAAAGATACCTTTGTTAAATGTTGCTCCGGGTTTTAAAATCTTTCCATCACCTTCATAACCAACATCATATGGATTATCCTCAATCCGATTACCAATATCATCAGGTATGGATGTTTCTAATCCGGGTTGTGGGTTATTTACATCTAAATGAGCTTGACCTAATTCACCTTCAGGTATTTTAGTTTCTGCAATACCAATAGGAAACTTACCGGTTCCAAAGATAACATCAACAAGTTGTCCAAAGGCAGCAAGGACTTTTGTTTTTGTAATCTTTACAAAGATTCTAGATTTTTCAGAATCTCTGAACTTAACTGATTTGTTGTATAACCCTCGATAGTTTTCGTAAGCCTTTAACCATCTAGCTTCATCAGAGTTTCTAGCATCTTCTGCTTGATAGAATCTACTCTGAATAATGCCTACGAGATTACTTTTTTGTTCGAGTTCTAAAGCTAATGTCTTTCCAGCTTCACCTTCAACATCCATGTAAATGTTGTCAGCGTTTAAAAATGTATTCTCGTTATCTGCCATATTTAATATCCAAAGGTAGAATCAGAGGGAAGATGTATTTCTTTTTTTATACCTCTAAGTCTTTCTAATGGGCTGTCCATTCGTGGTCGGCTCATTATCATATAACGCAATGCATCATATGCGTGATCTGAAGCATGTGTATCTACATCTTCAGGATTGGTCTTTGATAACGGTATACTTTGGAGTTCTCGTATTAGATTAGGGCAAGTATTAAATATTTGCAGCTTTGGTCTACCGTTTTCTCTAACCTTTAGGAACTCGTGTATTTGAATTTTACCTTGTATCCTATTCTTATCAGCACGTCTAAGCTTATGACCTGCTCTAACTAAGGCTTCACCAACGGTAGGTCCGGTTGTACCGGTTTTTGCCCACGCTGCTGTATCTAATACACCGGGAACCGAAAACGGGTCCACCAGCTCCATATCTCCTATTATAGTGCCTAATTCTTCACCTGTCAAGCCTTTTTTGTATAATTCTCTATAAATTATTAAAGTTCCATCATTAATATCTATAGTTCCCCATAAACAGCAGCTTTCAGAGGCATACCCATAGTCAATGCCTTTTACTCGTTCCCAAGCAATCGGCAGCTCAAAAGGTGTAATTACGTGGACATTAGGATCAAATTCTACAAATGCAGCACCTTCTGCAACTTCCCAATTACCTTCAAGTAACTGTCTACGCTGTATAGGTGGTAGTGATTTAAGCATTTGCTCATACACTCCATCATTAGCAAGATAAGGGTTATCAGCTAATTTAGCAGGAATAAACTTTCTTGTTAGTCCATCAGTTCCTGTAAACGATGTATTAGGTTCATTTGGTTCTATGTATCTGCGTTTTACCCAATGAGCACCAACACCACCGGGGTTAGCAGTACAACGTAAGTAGGTTTGTATTTCAGGGTCTGTTGTTCTAAGACGTGAAGCAAGATAGTTCCAGCTAAACTCTGTAGGTAAGTGTGTTATCTCATCAAAACCTATCCAAGAATATGCTTGTCCTTGATAACGATAAACATCTGCATCTCTCTCAAGGAATCCAAACTCTACCTTTGCACCACTTGGAAAGTTCCAAAGCTTTTCAACTTCTCTAAATTTAGCACCGGGAAAAGCCTGTGGATATAACTCTCGGCTTTTATCAATCATCTCACGTAGTTCCGGCATAGAACGTCTAAGAATTAAAGCACGATGAGCTTTCTTGTGACAATAACGAAGTGGATCAACAATCATCGCAAATGATTTACCACCACCGGCTGCTCCACCATAAAGAACATCTTTCTCTCCAGCAGCTAAAAACTCTGTTTGTGGACCTTCGTTAGGATGGAATAATACTTTACGATCTTGTAAATCTTCTCTGACAGCCTTTGGCAAGTTGTCAAGTTCGTCTTTAGTAACAGGACCTTCTACAGTCTTGTCAAGTTTTTGAATTGTTTCTTTTTGTTTTTTGAAGGATTTTCTAGCGTTGTTGAGTTTTTCCTCAAGCTTTTTGATATTACGCTGTTTACGACCTATAGTAGCACGAGCAGCTTTGACAGCTTTCTCGGTTGTAGTTTGTGGTCTACCTGCTTTTTTTCTTGGAGTTCCGTCTTTCTTTAAGACAAAATTACCTTCATCATCTTGCAAGTAGAGATGAGGATTGATCTCCCAATCTTTCGTTTCGTTTTCCATATTTCTTATCTATATGTTTTTTCAAACCGGGAGTTGAGATACGTCTATCCGTTGCGTACTCTAACCAATCACATGCAGCTTGAAGTGAAACTTCTTCATTGACAATCATTGTTTCAACTGTTTCAAGTGCTTCTAGTTGTTCGGGTATAGGTTTTAAATAACCTGTTAGTTCATCAAACTCATAGCCAAACGGTATGGTTGATGTGGTTCTTTTGATATATCCTTCAGGTATTATCATTTAACTTTACGATACTTTCTAGTTTTTCTTGCAATCTTTTTAGGTTGCTTAGAATGTTGTTTTCCTTTTTTAGTATCTGCTCGTTTCTTTCTTGAAGTAGCTGCATACTCTGCTGGAGTTAATGCATCACGAGCTGCTTTAGGTAAGTAACGTTCTCCTGTTTCAGAAGACTTCTTACCTGACTTAGTACCCCACTTTTGTTTGGTCCAAGCTCTAAGACTTCTTTGTGACTTTTTTAAAGCCATTATTTATAACCACCACCAGCTTTTTTATACTCACTCGCTAAAAGCTGGGCTTTCCGAGCTGACCATTGACCGGGTTTACCACCACGAGAACCAGCTTTGATCTTCTCGAAAAGCCTCTTACGCATAGTCGGCTTCGTATAGTTACCGGCTTTATTTACTGTAGACTTCTTTTTAGTCGTTCTTTTTGCTGTTGTTTTCTTTCTTGGCATTCTTTCCTCCAAAGATTCGATCCCAATTATCTTTATATTCTTGTGTGTAAAATCCGGGTCTAGGATTAGCTCCCTTTGATCCGTGTGTGTTTTTGTAGATAGGACTTCTGAATGTTACAGGTTTTTCATCTGAACCAATCTGTGGCATAATATATCTCCTAAAATACTAATGAGTTAATGTAAAAACATAGTAGCATTAAACCAAACATACCTACTTGAATAACTACCATCAGTGCAACAATACTTAATTGTCTATCTGCCCACCAGCTTAATTCAGTCTTTTGCCACTCATTAAAGTCCATCTACTCTACTTAAACCAACCTTTTACAATGTCAGTCCATTCAGGCATGTATTTGTCAACCAAACACCAACCAACAATACCAACTAATCCAATAATAATTAATATTTCCATTTTACCATTTCACCTTGTCAGCCCAATATGCTGCTGACATTTTACCACGTGCAATATTTTTAGCATGTCTAGCCTTGAAAGACTTACGTTTTGCTTTCATTCGTGCTGATTCACCTGCTTTAGGTTTACCAGCAGTCTTAGCACCCTTTTGTCCAAACCTAATTGTCTTAATCTTGTCGCCTTCTTTAGCAACAACAATATGTGATTTCTTAGGATGATTAGGAGTTCGTTTAGGTTTATTGTAACCACTTACTCCTGCTCTTGCGAGTCTTGGGTCTTTCTTTCTAGTCATTAGTGCACCGTTCTGTTACTTTCAGTATCAACTGTTACTGGATACCAAGTATCATCATCATTGACAACAAGACTGTCAAGTTCTCCGATAACAGTTAAACCACTTTGTGATGCTGCTTCATCAGCCTTTTCAAAGCTTGAAGCAACAATGTTAGGTCCTGCAAAGACCTTACCGTAAATCTCCATCTCAGTCAGATATATCTTCATAATCTCCTTCATCCAGCTCAATTGCCTTTTTCTCAGGGAGAATAAAGATACCTCCACCGGTGTTATGATTTACATCTATCCTATCCGTCTTAGAAACACCAACACGGTCTAGAATAGTCTGAGCAGCTTGTAACTTATTATTGGCTTGAGGTACGGGTTTATTCGACTTCATAACCTCGATAATCTTAAAAGCTGCTGTAGGGGCTTCCCTTGCTAGTACGTCTGAAGCTAAATCGACTACTTCTTCTTTTAAACTTTTTAGTACTTGATAGTGATTGCCTGAGTATCCGGCAAGTTCGGCTGACTTTTTAAAATCTCCTCCGGTTTCAACAAGATGATCTAAAAAAGCCTGTTGTTTCTCGGTAAGATTTCTATCTTTCTTTTCCTGTAAATAGGTTGACATACTTATTATTATAGATACTTGTCAAGGTTTTGTCAAGCTTTTTAAAGTTTTTTCACTTATTTCTGCAAAGGTCTTGACAAACCTTGAAAAAATGTGTACAATGGAATTGTTAGGTTCCCCCGTTTACATATATATCTAACACCCCCTTATAACGCCCCAATGAAGTTTAACAAATTGAAAAGTCAATTAGAGATATTAGTCTTAATATCTATCTTCCTATACGGTACAATCAGTATTACTTAATATTATTCAAAATCTTATAAAACTTTATAAAGTTATGGGGCTGGTTAATATTCTAAATCCCTTTGAAATGTATAATCACTATATATAGTATGGGTATGGGGGGTGGTGCTCCCTGCCCCTACCACACTTTGAAAGACTTGTCAAGTTTTTTTTAACTTTATTTCAGAGCCTTAACACACTTTTAAAGTTTTGTCAAGTCTTTTTAAAATTTATTTTTCCCTAGCACACTTTTAAAACTTTGTCAAGTTTTTTTACAATTTTTTTAGCCACTTTAAAAAATTTTACAAGCTTTCAAAGTTTAACAATCTAGTTAACAAGCCCTTATAAAGTTATAAAGTGTTATAAGTTTACTTTATAAAGGTCATCTCTCATCACTTCTAAGACTTTAAAAGCTTGATTAAGCTTCTACTATTCAAAAATCTTTTAAAGCTCATACAGGGCATCTCAGCAATTGTATATATATACAGTAGTTTTTTACATTTTTCCTATTGACTTTGTAAGCTTTTTATGTTATGTGAAGCTTGAAAAATAATTTAAAAAAAGTATTGACATTTTAAAAAACTTTGTTAATCTAACCATATTGAGTAGCTAAGCAATTTTGCATAGTGAAAAGATAGAGGATTTAATTATGGCTATGAAGTTAATTAAATCTGTACGATATGACTCTACTATTGATGATGTCGTTGAAGTGTTGCAAAATGTCTTTGATGGTGAAGCTGAAGAGTGGGAAAGCAAAAAGCAAAAACCACTTGCTAAACAATCACCTAAAAATAAGCGTAAATTTGCAATTAAGGTTCTATCTAAATTTGATGAGGAAAAGGAATTTAGAAGAAAAGGCTCTTTTAATAAGTATTCTTCAAAGTTTTATAGAACTAACTCATTGACTACTAGTCAGTTTAGAGCTGGGTATTGGGGTTTATGTGAACTCTTGAAAAATCCAGAATATATTTTACAGAATTTGAAAATAGGAAAGGGCGGTTTTTAATACCG